TGTTTTTTCAATATAAGTCTCAATATTCTTTTTGTACGCCTCTGCATTGGCCTGCGCTACCGCTGCTGGATCGGGCGGTGGCGGAGGTGCAGGAATTGAAGGTCCTCCACCCATATTAAACTCTAGCCTTTCGCATAAATGTCATATAGTCGTAACTCCTTGGTTTACCAGAACGATTAAAGGTGATCCGCTCGCGGGGACCAAAACGCTCCCAAAGGAGCAACAGCAAGCATCTCAAGGATTTAGCACCTTTTGAGGAGATAGTCAAATCAACAAACACATTCTGACCATCTTCGCTATGCACATAATGGTCAGCCTTTTGCCCATCCTTGATACACCTAGCCAAAGCTACGCCAGCAATCCCATCCTTATCCTCGACCACACCAACCATACCTTGCTTTTCGAACCAGCCAAACCACTCAGCCAGGTTAGGCCACATAGCCTCTGGAACACCGCTTTGCTCAATGTACTCCACAGCCGTCATATCGTTTGTTGGATCTGGACTGTATCTGGATTGGCAGCAGCCGTGATCTGGCGGATAGCCATCTTGTTTGATGGCGTTGAAATTTTGATGTTTAACAACCGCCACTTCTCGTACTTGCGCAAATCTGCTGCCAGTTTCTTTTTTACAGTTGTTGGAAGAATTGCTGGAAGCGTGAATGGAAGAGTTAATACCGAACTTGAAATATCAATGTTGGACTGAACATCAATATCGCCAACGTCTGTATCGCGCTGGATAGATATTGTGGCATCGGATGAGAAAGAATTGTCGAAGATGACCTCGAAATAGCTTCCATATTTTAACGAGAATGGATCTCCAAAATTAAAGTCTTTTGTGCGCACATAAGATTCGTAATCAGTTCCAGCATCTTGATAGTCTGCTGACGTAGTTCCAGCAGGAGATTTGTAGCCAGCATACTTCTCGATGATGCCATTGGTCTTCTTGAACATCGCCCTAGAGCCTTCTTGGTTAAAGTTCGTTAACGTAAACTGCATTACCTGCGGACTCCAAGTCCCCTCGAATGCACTTAACGCAGTATTGTAAACCAATAGCGTGTCGTTGTAATCATTCGATCCAGTAGGTATGGCAAGGAAGTAGCGGTTATCGTAGTAGATTGCAGTAGCCACCCTAATAGAATCCGTATTGATACTCTGGATCACATCCTTGACTATCTCTGAAACTGGTATGCCAACTGAACTAAAGTCATCCGCTACGGACCGAACAAGCGATCTGATGCCGTTATCGGATAGGAATAGAATGTCGCTGCTTACTTGCACCGCAGTGCCAGTAGCCACGCATCCAGTATTGTTTGAAATGATTGAAACAATCCAATCCGCGCCAGAGGTAGCATCGCTAGGAATATCGACCTGGAACACTCTGCGCTTCTTGAATACGATCAGCCTATTCTTGTAGTAAGGTACAACTGCCGTAATCTGATCGCCGTCATCTCCGTTTACAACGATGCTGTTTGTTAAATCCCATACGGATGGGTCGAGCAAATCGGACGCATAAAGCGTGTTTCGATTAGCACCAGAACCAACGCCAAACAATCTGTTTTCAGCGTTGACCAAAATCCTAATACCCGCTGGAGGCGCGCTGACTGTAGCCGTAGCCGTAGCACCAGAGCCATCACCAATGATTGTAACGGTAGGTGCTGTTGCATAGCCAGACCCACCAGTAACAACCGTAACGCCAGTAACAGCCCCACCAGCTACAGTCGTAATCAGTTCTGGCATTGTTCCGCCAAGCGTAGGACCAGTAATGATTGCGGTTGCGCTTGTGTAGCCCGTTCCAGCAGTCGTTACTGTGATCGCCCTAACCTTCCCGCCTTGCCTCTCAACCGCAGTTCCATCCCAAAAGTGTAGGTCGCTATCGGAATCAGATAGAAACATCTTGTCAACAAACTGAGCGAAAGATACCTCAATGTCTTCTGCAACGCTGTAGCCATCTCGCCATTGGCTTGTGGCTGCTGTCCAGGTTATGTTTGTATTAGCCCATTCTTGGTATCCAATGTGTTCGGTTGCACTTCCACTTGATTCAATGCTGTAAAATGTACCGCCAGTAACAGTTAATAATTGCTGGTATGCGGATGTCTCGTAGTAGCGCATCCCGCCAACGGAAGTTACCGCGCTGGTTGCGCCAGTTGCAAAGCTTGTTGTGCCAACGCGAGTTTCAAGATTGCCCTTTGGCGAAAGGGTCATATTGTACAACTCTTGTACTTGGTTCTCGGCTAGTAGGTCGGATTGTAGGCCGCTGGCTTGACCGCCAGTAAAACTACGGATTCCGTCAAAGGACAGAACATCGTCTGCTGTGTCTATGTAATAAGGCATAAGCCTCCTTTACGCCGAGAACATTTCTTCTATGGTTAGCTCGCCCAAACTTTGCGGAGTGATCTGCTTGATTCCACCAACCTGGCTCAACTCATAGTTAGCCATCAAGGCAAGATCAGCATTAGCAGTCTGCGTGATGGCTTGCGCCTTGGCGTACTGCCGTTCACGCTCAAGTGCGTCAGAATGCGTTAAGGCTAGAACCAAATGATGAACGTGTGGCAAGCGAAGCTCGTCATCCAGCGCGGCTTGTGATGGTGGAAAGTCAACAATGATGTTTGTTCTGGTAAGACACTTCAGCTTTTCAACAACACGCAATGGAGTTGTGCCAGCAGTTTTTAACCTTGGGTAAAGGTTTAGCTCTGCAACGCCACTGCTGTTACGGCCAGTAAAATGATAGGTATCTGGATCTCCAGTGCGCTCATCAGAAAGCAGTCCTGGATCTTGGCTTATAATCGTAGCCAAATCAATTGGGTCAACCTCTGCATCATTGTAGGCCACCGATAGAGGGGTTTCTACGTTTGTACCTAAAGTAATAAGACGATTCGTGCCAACTGAATAGGTGGAGTTTGTGACAGTCTCACGCCAAGGCGCAAAGTCCCATACGCGCCGATAAGCTAGGCTTGCTGCCTTCTGCAAGAAAGTAAGAGTATCCGAGTCGGTCTTTCCAACCTTCTCGCCTGCGTATTGAGCTATTTCAGTTAAAGTCATTTGTTATTTCTTTCCATTTTAGTTCGTTTTCATCCCAAATGTAATTGCCGTCTGGCTTTTCAATTGGAGCTTTCCAAGTGCAACTTTCTTCATTAAGAATCCATGATGCATATGGCTTTGGGGCTATAAACGCATCTCTTGTTGAATCGTAGGTATAACCAATTCCAGCATAGTTTTTCCTAAATGCAACACCGCCTAAAGCGTGTACACCGCCGTGAGTATTATAACTTGTTCTTAGCGCGCCATAGTATTGTTCCCAATCAAAGTTGGGGTTTTCATCTTTACCAACTATGACATTGGTTACTATGTTATTTGAATCAATGTATGCGTAATGTGCCATAAATTTAACTGAATGTTACAGTGTCTGACACTCCTGCTGCGGTTACTGTAAAAATGTTAAATCCAGCAGTTGTTCCAGTTGAGAAAGTTACTCCACCAGAAAATGCTGAAGAATAATTGTTTGGAATTTTAAGGATAACAACACCAGAGCCACCCGCGCCACCAGTAAACCCATTTTGCGCTCCAGATCCACCATTACCATAGTTTGTAGTTCCAGCAGTTCCATTTCCTCCAGAAGCATATAATCCAGAACTTGCTCCTACTGCTCTTGTTATGCTTGTTCCAGTAATTGAACTTGCCAATCCATTCCCAGCAATTCCAGCAACATTTGCTCCTGCATTTCCTCCAACAGATCCAGCACCTCCACCACCACCTCCAGCATATTGACCACCAGCTTGATTGTTTGTTCCACCTTGGAATCCTTGACCAGCCAATCCTACGCCTCCAGCTAGCGTACTGTTTGCTGAAGCACCAGATCCTCCTCCGCTTCCCCCCGCCGCACCTTGCAATGGATTTGCTGCATCACTATTTCCTCCGCCTCCTCCTCCACCAGTTGATATTGTTGTGGAGAATCTTGAAGTATTTCCATTTGATCCCCTATTTGGAACTGTTCCTCCTGCTCCACCAGCCCCAACTGTTATTGCGTAAGCTGATCCTATTGTAGCTGAAAATGTAGATTCCGTGGAAGAGTTTGATCCGCTTGTCTCGCTTCCATTTGAATTTCTATATCCACCAGCACCACCACCTCCAGTAATTGAGCCTCCACCACCACCAGCAATTACAAGATATTGCAATCCAAAAACAGAACTTTTAGATCCAAAGAAACTAACTGGCATTACAGGCCACGCCATATTATTTCCTACGAGTAATTCTGAGTTGCAACGCCAAATAGGCTTGTTCCATCTGATACAAATGTGAAAATATCGCTCTTTGCAGAACCAGTTGTTAGGGTAGGCGTTGTACCACCAGGCCATTTATACGTTGCATTCCACGCAAGCGTATTTGATCCAGTTCCTTGAGTTACAAGCAAGATATATACTGCGCCATCAACTTTGTTTGACGCATCGGCCATTGTTCCGTTTGTAGAAAGAACAAGTCTTGCAACCTGGTTAGCAGATAAATTCCAAGCAATCGAATTTCCGCTTGTAAGAGTAGTCGCATTGAAATTGTGCGCTGCTGTATATTCTTGGGCTGCTGCAAGCTTGGCAACTGTTGCTGTGCTTGCCGTTGCAACTCCAGCACTAATCGTCAAGTCACCAGTAAGGGTTGTTGTTAAATTACCAATTGTTCCAGTTGTGCTGTTTAATGTCGCAATCGTTCCAGTAGTGCTGTTCAAGGTTGCAATTGTTCCACTTGTTACGATTTCAGCAGTTGATGTGGTAGTTCCAGTTGTAAGAGTAGGGATTGTTCCAGTTGTAATCGTAGCAGCAGTCGATGTGGTTGTGCCAGCGGTAAGGCTTGGAATCGTTCCAGTAGTTATAGTCGCGCTGGTGCTAACTGTGCGATTTCCAGTAGCCGTTCCATAGGTCAACGCGCCAGTAAGGTTGAGGCTGGCAAATGTTCCAGCGGTAAGTCCATCATCAAGAAGATTCTGAACTGTTACCTTCCGTGGGGCTAGAGATGCGTCAACGCTGTCTGGAGCGATGAGGAGCAAGTCAGCCGTACCAATGGTTGTGATCTCCTGCTGGTTCTTAATGATCGCAGAATTGACAAGCGCGGTATCAATAAGGTTGTGCAGGCCAGCGGCAGTAACCGTGCCGTTGGTGGAGAAGGTCTGCTGACGATTGATTATGTTTGCCATATTAAGCTGTAAACCTCAGTGCGGTTGCGTAAATTGTTCCTGCTGGGATTGTGCCAGCAGTTGAACCTTGGTTGGTTATTGCATATCTAACCACATTAGTTGCCTGCGGGTAAAAGCTCAATCCGATATTATATGTTCCAGTGGCAGTTCCAAGTGAGTCTATTGACCCGAATACAATGTCACCAAGAGCGCATCCAGTTAGCGTGAATGTTCCAGTTGTAGTTGATGCGCCATTGTATTGTGCCGCAGTTGCTGCTGTAAACGCTGCTGTTCCGTAACTAACAGCAGTAAGTCTTGGTCCAGATGCTCCTACTTTAAGTGTTCCAACTGTTGCTGTATTTGTTACGGAAAGCGTTCCAATGGTTGATGTGCTTACAATCTCAGTGCCAATCGTGGCAGTTCCAGTAGAAGCAGTAATGTTTGACCCAAAGGTTACTGGTCCTAAAAGACTGCTGTTGCTTGAAACTGTAAACGATCCAGTGCTTTGCACGCCAGATGTAGAAAGGGATAAAGCAGAAGACGTATCGTCTCCATCAGTAATAACCTGCAACGCACCATCAAGACCACTAGTACTGAATGTCTTGATTAGTTGTGCGTAGCTACTACTAATGGTCTGTGTTCCAAGTGTGGGCATTTAGTCTCCTAGTTAGAAAGGCGATTTTTAAGGACATCCCAGGCCATTGAGCAAGCAAGCCCTATCAGCCCAGCTACAGCCAGAACCTTCGTCCGTAAGTGTTCCAACGCTCCTAACCTATTAGCAACATCCCCGTGAAAAGCAAGTGACCTTTCGATCATTGAGATAAGCGTCATCTGGCGTTCTTCCATCCTGGCAAGTCGCTCTGATACGTTGGCAACCTTGTCCCTAAGATCCGAAACCTCATCAAGACTCACGACCTTTACCCTCCAGGTATCTTAGTGAAACCGCAAGATGAACAACGGCATCCACAACTTCGTCCCGATCTCGGCCTTCCTCGACAATCCGCTTGATGCTTCTGTTGACAGATAGGAGATGCTTTACCTTGCCAATGTACTTCGTCTCCTTGACCATGTTGTTGTTCTCCACAGCAAACTTTAACGCCTCCTTGAAACAAGCGTATTCCTTCCCCGTCATTAAGAAACGCAAACTCAAATTGGTCAGCCACATGGCGATGCGTTTCATTTGACATTACCAGAACTTACTGCTCCTGCATCGGACGCAGCACCCATGTCCGAGTAGCGTGGGAGCGAATTATTATGGTCTACTGGCTTGGGCGAGCAGGAGCAGAGCAAGAGGGTGAGGAGCAGGAGGGGCATTAGGAGACTCGTTGAACTTGTAAATAACTTCCAACTATCAATCTTGCGTATTGG